TCCTGAATAAAGAACCTGCCACCTTCGAAGTCATCGTTCAAGAACGCCAGCACAGTCAGTTTGCGACACTCGCCTTCAGGGTTCAAGAACGTATCCATGTGCGCCGTATACCGACCGCCCGCCGGGTACTTCAAGAACTCACCTTGATTGGCGTGGGTGACGCTAAACTTCCACGCACGATTATTTGCAGCAAAGCCAGCCGCAGCCAGACGACCACCAATGTCTTTATAGACCGGCAGCATCACGCGCTCGACATTACGAATCTCTGTATTGATCGCGCCAGTGCCTGAACCAATGACGGGTGGCAAGGTTTCGATCATTTCTTGTGTGTAAGTCTTGACGATAATGTCGCAGGCTTCTGGCGTAAAAATGTCGTCGTATATCCAGTGGCGCAGGTTCTCTGGTTCTGGGGTGGGCAGGTTCAGTTTGCCGCGCTTGTCATACGCCCACTCTTTATGCGGGCCGTCAGCATCAACGTAGTGCAGGAAGACCTGTGCTTGCCACTTGCCTTCGGTATAGACCTCGCGCCAATGATGCTTGTCCATGCCACGGTACAGAACAGCATCGCCAACCCCCATACGAATCTCGCTGGCGTTATCTTTATCGATACTGTCGCCCATGTAGATAGGCCAGACATCGCCTTCAAACCCCAGCGTGACTGTTGCACTGATCTCACACGACTCGCGGTCAGTATGATTCTTTAATTCATCGCCCGGTGCATACAAACGAGCGTAGGAATAGGTTGGCAAAAGACGCTTGCCTGATGCCTGTTCAAAATGTGGCAGAAGCTGCACTAGCAATGAGTCAAATACCGGTGCACCGTGAATCGCTTCGGACTTCGGACACTGTGTATCTTGTGTGGTTTGTTTCTGCGCGACGAGTTTTTGCAACTCAGCGGTTAGCTGCGCACAATTTTCCTTATCCAGAAAGTCTGGTAGGTGTACATACTTCTGTACTGCGAATTGCGATAGCACGTCGCACATAAATTATTCACTCCACTGTGCAGTTGGTTCTACAGGCCAGTCAATAAACCCCGGCTGTGGGTTGATGTTAAAGCTGCGTAACCAAGCGCGATAGGTGAAAAACTCGGTCTGGTTCATCAAGTACGGTGGGTACGCCGGATCAGCCGTGTCTGGCTCAGCAGCCCAGTTAGTAGCAGTGTATTTTTGTTCCGCCGTAGCTTTATTTTCTTCCGCCGTAGGTACCGGTGGCGGTGGCTCTGGCATTACTTCACAAACACCGTTGTAGTACCACCAAACATCGGCAACGCAGTCATCCGGGCAGTCAGTCCAAAACAGCGGCGCAGCAACAGGGAACTCGTTTTGTTCAACCTGTGCAATACGATCACCGACGTTACCTTCATAGTCGGTACGCTTTTCGTTAGGAGAGATAAGTGCTTTCATATTTACCTCGTGTTAATTAATAGAATTCTTCGACAACGACGATGCCGGGTGCGCCTGCAGCGCCTGCGGTACTGCCCGGCGTAGCCCCTCTAAGAGACCCACCACCTCCAGCACCGAAGCTACCGCCAGCACTCCCAGAGACTATTCCCGGCCCACCGGTTGGCTGCGCCACTGCGCCAAGCCCTCCCCCACCTAGAATAGAAGGGCCACCTACTCCTGCGGCGTTTCCGGGTGCACCGAAGCCGCCACCTGAGCCAGCTATATTAAAAGTTCCACCTGAACCAGTGCCACCGGCACCACCAGATATCACCACAGTACCCGTCGGGCCGGTCGAATTGCCAACACTACCCGCAGTAGCTGAACAAAATGCTCCAAAGCTATTTGTACCGGAGCCAGCAGTAACTGCAACAGGGCCGGGAATAGAAGGCGCAGGGATATAATGGATAGCTGCACCACCCCCACCACCACCGCCTCCAATACCACCAAACACACCGGTTGGCGTTGCTTGCCCCGGTGCAGCGCCGCCATTACCGCCAGCACCCACAACAGTTACTTTAATTGATGTTAGCCCAGCAGGTTTAGTCCATGTAGCAGGTGAAACGTACGATTGGAGGTTATAAGTAGAGCCGCCGCCAGAAGAAGAAATTGTGACTGCGCCAGTGCCCCCGCTAATTGATATACCCGAACCGGCTACGATAGAAGTAACACCAGCGTTAGTGATTGTCGGATCACCGGAAGCACCTGTACCGTTAGTGACACTTATGCCCGTGCCCGCAGTTATAGTTCTAGCCGCCGTAGTATTAGCCGAAGTTCTAGCCAAGATGCCGTTAGCGCCGGGGTCATCAACTGTACCAAGGTTAGTACGCGCACCAGATGCTGTAGAAGCACCGGTACCGCCATCAGCAATAGCGAGGTCCGTACCTAACGACAACGCTGGGAGGTAGTCAGTAGCAACACTTACATCTGTACCATCCGCAAAAATAATCGTTTCTTTACCCGCCGGAATAGTTACGCCCGTACCCGCTGCCGTCGTGTTGCCAATTACAGTTGAACAATAAATAGTTGCGCTGTATGCGCTTGCGTTACGAATAATGTAGACCTTATCCGTCGGCGGGATATAGACGTTGAAGTTTGCGCTGGTTGTTGTGGTCAAGTTAACGACCATATTGCGAGACTGGTCCGCCGCACCATTATTTGCTGTTAACGCTTGATCAGCCGACGTAATACTGACTGATACGTAACCAGCAATAGCGTCCTCAATTAACGTACCAATAACAACACCCGGTGCGCCGGTTCCGCCGGGACCAGCGGTGGGGGTAAAAGCGGCTCTGGCTGACCCACCACCTCCACCACCAAAGTTACCGCCAACACCTCCGGTGGCATTGGGACCAACAGCGCCTCTACCACCACCACCAAGAATAGCGCTTCCCCCCGTGCCACCAGATGCGGGGTTAGTTGCGGCTGAACCCGGAGCACCCGCCTGACCAGTTATATTAACTGTCCCCCCACTGCCAGCACCTCCAACAGCTCCAATAACAACACTGGGAAATTGAACACCGGCACCGGTACTGCCCGCAGTAGCTGAACAAAATGCACCGAATGAATTAGTTCCACCACCCGCAGTAACACCAACCGGACCGGGAATTGCTGGTGCATCTATATACCGAATAGCCGCGCCACCACCGCCCCCACCACTAGAAACACTGTTAACTCCGCCCGGATTAGCCGGTGCCGTGCCACCATTACCACCTGCACCAACAACTGTAACTCTTACTGATTTTAGTCCGGCAGGTTTAGTCCATGTAGTAGGTGACGCATAGGCGTTCATGATGTAGCCCCCGCCCCCGGACGCGGTAGAACTAACAGTCACTGCACCGGTAGAAGCACTAACGGAAATACCTGTGCCTGCGGCTATAGAAGTAACACCAGCGTTAGTAAGCGTTATGCTACCCGCACCGTTTGTTACAGTAATGCCTGTACCTTGTGTGAGCGCTGCTTTGGTAAGTGTGTTGCCGGTGGTGTTGCCAATTAATAATTGCCCATTGGTATACGTTGTTTGCCCGGTCCCACCATTTGTTACGGGTAATGTTCCTGTTATACCGTTAGCTAAGTCGATTTGATCCCATTGTGGGTTATTACTACTACCGGTATTGGCGAGATAACGTGTAGCCGTTGTGCTCTTCGGGAGAAGTACGAAATTATCTGTACCAGAGGCATACAGAAGGTCACCCTGTGCAGAACCTAATCCAAACGTATCGATTGACGAGCCATCGACGTTCACAGACCTAGCCGCTGTGTAAGTCACGAACACATCTTTAGTGCCAGCAGAAAAGTTTGTTTTTGTTGGTGCGCCTGCGCTAGAAGCCAGCACTGTGTCACGGGAGAGTGTAGTACCAGAAACGGTATAAGTGCCGATACCCACTTCCCACTCGGAAGTGCCCTGACCAGCAATCGTGTAGTAGGTCGTGTTGCCGTTACCAATGACAGAAAACGACTGGAACCCAGTAGCAGGACCGGCAAGTGTAATAGTGCCTGTGCCGGTAGAAGTCGTTGTTTCTTTAACTCGATCCGCTAATACTAAAGGCATATTACCCTCACACCGTATCTATTTTTTGCCAATTACCAGACACGCTAGTGTCAATCTCATCCCAGTTTGGCGACGTGTTGCTATCTATGGCTTGCCAACCGGAAGGCGCGTCTGATTCAATTAACCCCCAACCCGGCGAAGTGTCACTGTTTATATTTTGCCAGTTAGGAATCTGTCCGTCGTTAATCAGTTCCCACAGGTACCGCGCAAAATTAGAATCAAAGAACCTAGCCTGCTCTTGTAACGCTGCAATAAAGTCAGCTGACGCAGCCTGTGTGCTACTGAACCTGCCCTGTTCTGTAATACTAGCTACAAAATTTGCTAAAGCTGATTGTGCGTTGCTTACATTTACTTCTTCAGATACTGCACCTACAAAATCAACCTGTGCTGCTTCTGTATCGCTAAAGTTTGCCGCTTCATTCTGCGCTGCGACAGCTATTTGTCTTGCCGCGTTTATTGCGTCAAACTGCGCGTCTTCATCTATATCCGCACTAAAGTCTGTCTGCACCGTTAGCGCAGCATTAAAATTACTTTGCTCAGCAATCAAACCTACAAAATCTGCTTGTGCTGCCTCGGTGATACTTACTTCTATGTTTTCGCTTACCGCACCGTTTGCGGTCTGTAGTCCAGTATTAACAGCGTTAAGCTGAGCATTTTCGTCAATATCTACATTCAGAACCGCCTGTGTATTGACTGTGCCCGCCGCGTTAACTTCTTCGTCCTGTGCTGCTGCAAAACTAGCCTGCACTGACTGTGTTGCTGACGCATCTACTTCTTCCGCTATCGACCCAAATGCCGTCTGTACACCAGATACCGTGCTAACCATCGCAACACGGTCTTCAACAACATTGATAAGCACCGCAGCAGCAATATTTAAGTCATAAGCCTCTACTGTTTCTGCAACTTCCCCACGGCTCTGGTTAATACCATCTGTCGCCGCGCTGAAATGCCCTTCTTCGCTTATGCTGCCGTTTGCTGTTTGCGCACCGGATACTACTGCACTAAACGACCCGGACTCTGCTACGGCACTAACAAAATTAGCTTGGGCGGCAAACGTGTTGCTAAAGTTTATTTCTTCGGACGTAACAGCAAACGCTGTCTGTAGTCCTGAAACAACAGCGTCAAACTGAACATCCTCATCAATCTGCCCGTCAAATACTGTCTGGACTGCTACTGTTTCACTAAAGCTTACAGCCTCCGCGCTGTCAGCAAAAACAAATCGCTCATCATCCGAAACGGCGTTAAAGTTTACCGATTCACTAATTACCCCTACAGCGGTTTGCAGCCCAGATACAGCATCGTTAAGCTGCGCATCTTCATCGATGTTTACTGAGAGTAAAACAGCCGCAACTTCTGTAGATGAAACATTTACCGCCTCATCAATACTGGCAAATAGATTTAGCCCGCCGACTACAGGTAACGCGGAAAAAGGCGCTTCTGAAAGAGCTGAAAACCCAAACATGCGCCTTTACCTTTTACGCAGCAGTTAGCTGTGCCTCTTCAAACCAGCGTGATTGCACAGCACCGTTAGCATCAGTCCATGAAATCAGGTAATAGAAATTACCGTCTTCATCCATACGTAGGGCTTCAACCGGCCCCTGCGGAACAGCGACAGCTAGTTTTACGGTGTCGCCTTTTTTAAACGTAGTAGCCATAACTGCTCCTTAATTAAACAGCATCAGCCGAGAAGGTGTAAGTGACGTTCAGCGTATCGCCGTTAGCCACGAGCTTGTCCCCACCGGTAAAGTCACCTGCTGAAAACAAGATGCCCGAAGTGCCCGAAGCAACAGACGCCAAGAACGCACCTGCAACTGTCGTAGTGTTATTGATGTTAAACACAGCAGGGCTTGCCGAGTTGTCGATTACGGACGGGTCAGCGGTAGTAGCCGTACCAAACGTCACGGATTTACGACTGCCGGAATAGTTGGTATCTTCAGTCCAGCCAGCGTGGGAGGCTAACGTGTCACCTGCGTTATATGTGGTTCCTGAGCCGGGGCCAAGCACCAGACCAAGATACCAAGCAGCGGTGTAGCCCGAAGCCTTGAAGTATTTGGTGTTCAAGTCTTGCAGACCTTCGTTAACGACGAGATTGTGGAACTCATCTTCCCACTTCTTTTGCCCGTCAGGACCAAAGCACTCGACCTTGAACACACCACCAAACTTGACGCGCCCATCGCTATGCGTGAGTGCGCCCACGCCAGCTTGAACAGTCTCACCCATTTGCGATTTTGCGATAGGCATGATTACCACTCCTTATGGAAAGCGAATTAAAGCCGTCGTAGCCGTATTTGCTGGCAAAGTGACGGTATTGTTAGCTGAAGTAAACGTCTTGTCCGAACCGAAGTCCAGCACTGCTACGGTCTTGTTACTGCGGGTAGTGTTGTAAATCAAAGCACCACGAGCCTCAAAGTTAGCACGGGGCCACGACACATTGTTGAAATCCACGTACACCGTGCCAGCGTTAGGGCCGGTAGTCTCTGTGCTAATAGTCACGCCCGTCATGATTACGCCACCCGCCGTATAGCCCGTACCAGTGATTTCATTCGTTGTGGTGTACACCGTGGTCAACGGACCAATATCAGAAAACGCTGTGTACAACGCCATCTTCAGGGTGTCGGTTGCCAAGTTCTGCCCCGCTTGGAGCATCTCCTGTTTGAAGCTATTCGTTAGGCCCTGTTGGATAGGCATTATGGATTCACCCTGTTGTGTTTCTTGATGTTATCTAGCCACGGGATAACCTGAAGATTTGTTGGTACGTGAAGCCCAGACACAACCACACCCTGCAACGGTAAAACATGGTCAACATGCCAACTAAACCCAAATAGTTTGGTTCTTAGTTTAGCAAGTTTATATGCCTCCCGCATCATCCAAATGTCTTCTTCTGTCAGCCATTTCGGGGTACGTTGCATCTTTGCAGCCTGCCTACGACGTACGTACTCTGCCTGCACATCTTTTGTTTTTTGCCGGTAATTACGCATTGTCGCCTTGCGCACTTCACGGCGCTCTTCTATATACTTTTTACCGCGCTCCGCAACAAGTTCTTTGTTGGCTGCTTTGTATTTTTTAATCCATGCAGTGCGCTGTTCAACAGGATACTCGCTCCATTTCTTTTTCGGCTTACGGCCCTTTGCCGCCTTGGCAGCGCGTTTTGCTATTGTGTCAGGGTGTATATTCTTTTTGTGCCTACGCTCTTCATTTATGCAATCTAAACATTTACGCAAATAGTACTGCTTCACCTTTACAAAACGAAAGGCGGTTAAAGGTTTTGTAACATCACATTTAATACAAGTTTTCATGGCCCAACTTTTAACTTATATTGTCCGTCCCTGTACGCGTCACCTCTTTCCAAACCACTACCCAGACGATTGAGCTGACCAAGTGCCTCTTGGTACTTCTTCTCGTACTGACCGATCATGTCGGCTTCACCCTTCAGGAAGGTATACGCCTCAACCAAAGTGCCGTACAGCAGTACCGGCGAGTAGCTATCACCCAACCATGTACGACCGTCAGCCGCTACCGTGATTGATTCAGGGTAGTAGTAATAATGCAACTCGACGTTGTACAGGATGTTAGGCGTTGGGCCAAGAATGAAGCTGAGTTCGTCCGTGATGGTGCTAGATATAACAGTCGGGCCAAACAGCGCGTAGTACTTCGGGATACCCGTCTCGTTCGGGTTTGGGTACGCAGCCCGGATGAAGTTCACATCCTTGTTCAGCAGGTACTCGTAGTTACCACTAGCGTCAATTACTGCCATCGAGAAGACCGACAAGAAGTCAGTCGGGCAAGACAAATACTGATTACCACCGGTGGTAACACCCGTGACGTTCTTGCGAAGCGCAGGAATCTGCACCGTGTTGTAAACGCGCTCTTCAGCCTGCTCGATAAAGAAATCAATCTGGTTCGTACCGTCAGACGTGATTACGCCACTACCTGCGACGTTCGTCCACGTGTTTGTGGGGAAGTCGTTCTGCAGGTAGTTCTTGACCGCAGTAAACAGCTCGGTATAAGTCACGGTTCACCTCAACCCATTGGGCCTCGTGCCATTGTGCCCTTGGTAGCCGCGCCGGTACCACGAATCTTGATGCCGGTAGTCTTGGGTGCCTTGAAGTTGCCTTTGCTGATACCCACAGCTACGTTCATCTCATTCATGTAATCAGTGCCGTTCTGGGTTTTGACCTCGGCCTTTTGTGGTGCCGGTTTGATCTTCTCCATTACTTGCCTCCTTGGTTCTTCA